TTACCTATATATATTTATATAAAGATATATATATACAAAATATATATATGTATATGCAACCTAATTTATCAACTTATTTGATGTTGATCGCTAATCCCCATTCACCAAACACCAATTCCCCCCGGACAGAGTGGCTAACCCACACTTTTGGGGTTGATTTTGTCGGTCATAGGGTAAAAAAATATTTTTTAATGTGTTAATCCCAGTATTTAAAAGGAATTACAAGAAATTAATAAAAAAAAGTACCTCGGAGGTTAGGAAATGCGTGACTTATGTTGTAATATTACCAAACAAACCAAAATAAACTATAAGAAATGGATATAAAAACCCTTTTAAAAAACACCACGGAACCAATGCCAAAGGCAACAATTGAAGAGGTGGTGAAGTCTAAAAAGAAAAGAGTAATATACAAACCTAAGTTGTTTCGTTATGTTGATGACAATGAAATGATATGGTTTGAACTTGCATACTTTACAAATTATGGCAAAAAAAACCAAAGTATCAAATTTAAATCCTTTAATACAAGAAAACAAGCCGAAGATTATTTAAATAAATTTCAAGTATTATGAAAGCTAAAATTGAAAATACTATAATTCTGTTTATGGGTTTTAGTTCAATCGTTTTGGGTTGTGTTGCATTATTTGCAATCGGCTCAATGTTCGTTCGTTTGGGTGCATATATCGACACCCTTTTATTCTAATTTTAAAAATCAAACAATGAAATATTACCATATATCAAATGAGGCAATGACCTCAATTAATGAAGAACTTTTACAATACGTAAAAGACAACGTGTCAAACTATGATTGCCTTGAAGAAGATTTACATCACGAACTATTTAATCGTGATTACTATTTGATAGGCTACTACAGATGTGAACAATGGCTTAAAAAACACAATGTGAATATCTTTGATGGTATTGCATTTGTGCAAGATTATGAGCGTGAGAATTTCGGAGATGATGCCGTGAGAATCTACGACAATGCCGAAAAATTAGTAAATATGATTGTGTATATATTGTCGGAAAATATCGTACCTCAGTATTTAGAAAATCAAAAAAAGCTAGATGAAATCTTTAAAAACGATCCTTACGGATTGTTAGATTAAAAAAATACCCCTACTGAAAAGTGGGGGTATTCTATTTACGCACATATGTACGCATACACGCATCACGCTATTAACGCACTTGGGTAAAAATTCTCAAGATTTTAAAAATAACTTTTAAATAAAAACAAAAATGACTATCAAACATAAAACTTTCAAACTACTTAGTTCGTACGAATTAAAAACATTTACATCTCAAGAATTGCAAAAGGCAATTTGGATTGCTCAAGGCAATAAAACCCCCTTTGATAAAAGGAAAAGACAATATAGTAATAATATTGAGGCGTGGATTTATGATGGGTTAATGACACACGAAAAGCGCAACGAATTTAAACTTACAGAATGGGGGCATCATTATGCAAAATTAAATTCAGAAAAAGGTTCTAAATACATAAAAGAATGTAATAAAAAGAACAAGGAAATTAAAGCAAAAGAAAGAGAAAAAAGAGAATCTATTTCAAAAAGAGCAATCGAATTACATTTGCGTAGACAATCATATTTAAACAAAGTTAATGATAGAGATTGCATTAATGCGATAGACTATTTTTATTCTGAAGGTTTCAGAAACCAGTTACGAACTGATGAAAGACATTATGTAACCATTTTATTAAAAAAGGTTGCTAACTCTTTAGATATTAGATTGAGGTAATTTCAACATATCGCAAACCCATAAAAAATCTGCTAAATATTAATTAATTTTTGTTTGATTCTGCCATTGGCTCCCTATGAGAATAGGGGGCTTTTGGTGGTAGAAACCAAATAATAATTTAAACAAAAACGCAATGAAAACAATTCTAAAAGAAAAAGTTCAATTCGATTTATTCCAAGTAAATACTTGTTATAAAAGTGGTAGTGAAGTAAGCGATACTATTAATGGTCTAGATATGATTGGAAAACATCCTAATTTTCGAATAGACTCATATGAATATTTATGTGATAGTGAAAAGGAAAACAGAATAAATTTTTTAAAATCAAAAATCTTTGCAATTAATTTTACAGACAATAAGTCCGTATGGGATTCTAAAATGGATTATGTAGCTAGAGAACTAGGGTTAGATGAAGATAAATGTTTCTATCGTATAAATACATTAACTGAACCAGAACCAGTAATTCAGATAAAAGGAAGGTCGGGAAAGAAAGATTGGGAAATACACCTAATAAAAGTAGAACCAATTATTCCATTATGCGATGATGAATGGAGATATGATTCTGTCCTTAAAGATGAAGAAGCCACAAAGTTGTAAATAATACCTCGCCATGCGAGGTATTATTGTTTCTAATAGAAATTATTAACCTTTAAATAAATTTATGTTTTTAAGTAAATCGGGTGCAGACTTTTTAGAAAGTTGTAACGCTCAAAGAATAGATGAAAATCGTTTAAAATTATCAGAGATTGAAAAACACATTTCAAGCTATGATTCTTTTACTTTGATTGAAGCAAAAAGAGAAATAAGAAAACTAAAAAGTTTAATTTCAAGAGGAGAAATTTGGCTTAAAAAGTGTAAATCTATTGAGAAATAAAATTCTCAAACGTACTGCAAAAATTCAAAAAAACTGGCTAAAAAGACCTGTGGCTATTTACGCGCACATACCTGTACGCCTACGCAGCTGCGTGGTTAACGTGTATGATGAAAATATCCTGAGCTTTTCATATTAACGTGCGCAAATAAAAATTACCTGGATTTTTAAAAAGTGTTTGTTTATGTACAATTTTTTATTACCTTCACAAAACCAAAACAAGTAAAAATAATAAGTAAAATGGAAGAACTAATCAAATACCTTAACTTCAGAATAAAATACCTAACTAAGAGAAATAAATTTCTTGAAGAGCAATTAAATATATGTTTAACCCAATTAGACCTAGATAATGAATAAATTAAATGATTTAAAGTCAGAAATTCAAAAGAGTGGAAAGTTCTTTTCAGTACAATTTACTAAGAAAGATGGTAAGGAGAGATTCCTTCGTGGTCGCTTTGGCGTACATAAATTCGTTAAAGGTGGTGTAAGTACATTAAAGAGTGACAATTGGAACTTCTTTGATTTAAATGATGGTTACCGAAGTGTACGCCCAGACTCTATCTCTGAGGTCGTATTTGATAAGAAAGTTTATTCTTTTAAGTCGTGAAGATTAACCAATTAGATCTTTTCTCAGGAATAGGAGGCTTTCACCTGGGCTTTGAAAGAGCTGGGTATCGCGTAAAGTCTTTTTTTTCTGAGGTAGATAAACATTCAATCGCAGTTTATAAAAATAAATTTAAAAATAGTCAATATGTCGGATCAGTTACAGATGTTCGGGGAGCAGACCTCCCAAAAATCGACCTTATCACCTTCGGAAGCCCTTGCCAAGATTTTAGTGTTGCTGGAAAACGTGAAGGAATGGGAGGGGAAAGATCAAGCCTTATCCTTGAAGCAATTCGTCTCATTGGGGAATGCAGACCAAGAGTTTTTATATGGGAAAATGTTAAAGGAACTTTCTCCTCCAACTCTGGCGAAGATTTTGCGGCAATCCTCCAAAGCTTTGCCAACATTGGGGGCTATAGACTTGAATGGCAATTGCTTAATACATCGTGGTTTTTACCCCAAAATAGAGAGAGATTGTACCTTGTCGGATATTCTACAAAAACCAAACGAAATTGGAGAGGAGTTTTTCCTATCGGAGAAGAGAGTGAATACATTAAGAAATCACAACCGACACAAGGAAGTAAAACCTTAATGCCTACTATTGTTGCTGGATATCATAAAATACCTACTGATGGTGGCTATATTCAAGTTGCAGATTACAGAAACGATGAAGGTTTACGAATAAGAGAAAATGGAGATAGCCCCACATTGTCGGCACGAAGGCATAGTGAAAAAGATATTAGCACAATGCCTCCTTTAATTATAGATCCTAAAATAGTAAGCTACACGAGAGATGCTAAAGGTGAAGTGACTAATAGGAACTTAAAAGAAGAGGCAAACACCATTCACTCTTCCGTTGGTGGTGGTGGCAACACGGATCAGTTTGTACAACCATCAGCTGCTAGAATTAGAAGACTCACACCTATAGAGTGCGAAAGGTTACAAGGCTTTCCCGACAACCATACAGAGTATGGTGATTATGATGGCGAAGTTGTCAAAGTTAGTAACACACAACGATACAAACAATGTGGTAATGCAGTCACGGTTGATGTAGTCCAGGCGATTGCAGAGAAATGTAAAACCTTATTTAAATAATGTTTATACTTGGATTTGTTTACGGTTGTGTAATAACCGCACTAATCGCATTTATTGTAATCTATAAAATAACAGAAGATGATTAAAGACGAATACGAAATCCTTGCGTTTAACGACTTAAATGTCGCTATGGGGTATCTGAGTACCATCAACAAGGTGTTAGACTCTCTAAGGGAAGATAAAAGCCCTCTATTGAGAGATGCAGAAGATGCATACATTGGAATAGTTATGTTTACTGAGAAGTACAGGCATCGTTTGGAAGATTTCTCATCCATAAGAGGTCAGATAGAAAAAGCCAGGAATAAGCATAGGACCTTAATCGCTAAAGAGCAAGAAGGTCAGAAGAAAATATCTGAGCTTACCAAACAACTAGAGAACTCCAGGGAATTATGTTTAGATTTACAATATGATAATGAAAAACTCAAAGCTTTTATCATTGAACTTCAAAAATAATTTATATATATATAGATAACCCCCTAAAGGGGTTATCATATAAATATATATAGTTACCTATATATATTAATACTTCAAAACTAAAAAATGAAAGATGAAATAATAAATGCTCTCTTACTATCAAAAGTATGTGATGAAGCCTCTGAAAGAATTGGAAGATCGATACGTGGGGATAAGAGAGATCGAATTCTTTTATACTATCGTTCCGCAATTACAGTTTTATTTAGAGATGAACACAATATGACTTACGATTCCATTGGGAGTGAGATGGGAAAGAATCACGCAACAATAATCAACTCATACAAGAAGGGTGTAGAATATACTGAGCTTAAATATTCTGATTTCCTGAACATATCTAATGATGTTAAATTAATTACATCATACTGTGAAGTTAATATGGGTGTACCTAGTGAACCTATCGGTTCTATTGTCGATCAAATGTATGATATGGTTCAAGAAAAAGTAAGCCAATCGGACATATCAAAGACTGGAGCTAAGGTGATCATCTACAATTTAATTAGAAAAATTAAAGAAAATATTTTGTAGTATCAAATTTTGTGTTAAATTTGACTTATTAATAAACCATTTAAATAAATTAATTATGGCAACTAAAACAGAAAGCAACATATATAAGAAGATTTTTAATCTTCAATCAGAAATAGGAGCGATTAGCAAGGATGCTAACAATCCTTTCTTTAGGTCAAAATACTTTGACATAAATTCATTAATAAAGCAATTACATCCTTTATTGATTAAGAATGAACTAGTATTACTTCAACCTTGTGTTGATGGAGCTGTTAAGAGTATAATATCTGATATGGATGGTAATTCTATTGAGTCATCATTACAACTACCAACAGATCTAGATGCTCAGAAGATCGGTTCAGCAATAACGTACTACAGAAGATACACTCTTGCATCACTACTTGGTCTCCAGGCAGAAGATGATGATGGTAATAAAGCTTCTAATGTTTATTCTAAGAATAAGAATTTAACAACACCCAAACAACCTTTAACAAAAGAAACAGTTGAGAAAATGAAGTCAGCTATGACTGAAGGTAAAGAGGATAAGGTTAGAGATGCTTTAAAAAAGTATGAGTTTACTAAAGAACAACTAACTGAAATCGGTCTGTAATGTTTGAGTCTGATGATGAATATTACGCTGACAGAGAGTTTCTAACGAACTCTTCGTTAAAGATGCTCCATAAGTCACCTACATTATTTTATATGTGGCTAAATAAAAAGGGAGAGAACTTTAGCTCCACTGCTTTAGAAGTTGGAAAGGCGTTTCACGCCATTTCATTAGAAGATAAGGAAGTGTTTGTTGGATATGAAGGCACACGAAGAGGTAAGGATTATATGTCATTTTGCGAAGAAAACTCTGATAAGATAATTTTATCAAAGAAAGATGCAGATATGATTTATCGTATGAATGATAAATTAAGGAAATGTCCAGAAGCTTGTGATCTTCTGTATAACGGAGGTAAGGCTGAAGTCCCAGCTACAGGCGAATGGGATGGAATTAAGATCAAAGGGAAGGCTGACCTAGTTGTTGATGTTGATTTCTCCCCAGAGTTCTTGGTGGATGTTAAAACTACAGGATCTGATATCTCAGATTTTGCTCGCCAAGCACCTTATTTTGGTTATCATCAACAGTCAGCAGTCTATTCTAAGTTATTCGGAGTAAAAAAGTTTTATTTTGTTGTAATAACTAAATCATTCCCTTATGATGTAGGGGTATACGAATGTTCACCAGAGTTTATAGAGCGTGGTGCTGAAAAAGCACAACAAGCTATAAATAAATATAAACAATTATTTATTGAAAATGAATTCAACCCTTACAGCGCAGCAGAGATTAAACTCCTTTGAAGAGTTTACACGTTCAGTAATAGAAGTAGCGTGTGAATACTCTATGGTTCATATTGATGAACTTTTAGGAGGATCAAAGAAGAAAGAGGTAACTAACTTACGTAGTGTTATATGTGTAATATTACGTGATTACGGTTACACCTATCAATCGATATCTGATACTCTTGACGTAAATGTCAAGATATCGCATACTTATTACCATTCACACGGTAATAGGATGGCAGACATTAATTACTCCAGGCTTTACAATCGTGTTAAAAACACGCTAACTGTAAACTTAGGACGTGCAGAAGATGATCTCAAATCAGAGGTCAAACAGTTAAAGGTATCAGTTTTACTCTTAGAAGAAAGGCTGAACCATATTTATGAAATGTTAACAACAGATTAAAATGGAAAAACGCAAGTATATAGCCCGTATTGACACAAAAGAAACTAAGTACGGAGAAATAATAAAAGTATCTTTAGGTCCTAATGATTTCAAGCTACTAACCGATGAAAGAAATGAAAAAGGTTGGGTTATGTTTGATTTGAAAAAAACCAAAGATGGCGGATACTATGGTGAAATAGCACCAAAGTTTGAACCCAAAGCTCAGGCAACCAATACAGTCAATGACGACTTATTTTAATTAAAGAGGGGGAGTAGTGTTTATACACGAAACCCCACTTTTAATTATGGAAGAGCCTAATATATATCATCATAAAGTAGAATATACCTGGTCTTTTAAGAAAGGTAATGCAAAGGTTAATCATTACGTAAAAGGATACGCTATATCTCAATACAATACCATTGAAGAACTTAATCTTGATAATGTTAATTATTCTATGGCTATTAAAAGATACGGCCTAGTCGGAAGAAAGTTTTTTAATTTCCAGGTAACCAAAATATATGATAGTAAGATTGTAGGAAAAGTAAACAAATAACCCCCAATTAAAATGAAGGATTTTATATACACCCTTGACAGGTTAGAAAGTCAACTGCGCAATATGCGTACAACAGGAGTAAGAAAAGGCGAATGGGTCGGCTTTGATTCTCTATTCGATAAGTTTTCAGTAAAAAGAGGTTCGACAACCTATATTTATGCTGGAGCGCATCAAGGCAAATCTCAATTTGCTTTTGAAATAATGATGAACCTTGCAGAGTTTGAAGGTTGGAAGTGGGCAGTGTACACTCCCGAAACTGGAAGCCCAGCAGAAGTGTATGCAGAGTTAGCTTGGTGCTATCTCAGAAAGCCGTTTCTTATTAATGATAAAATAAACGCTACAGATTTAGAAGCTGAGAAAGCTATGACTTTTTTAAAGGAACACTTTTATGTTATCGACTCAGGTCTTAAAGATTTAACCATTGAAGGTTTCTATACTTCTGTAGAAGAGATTGAATCAAGAGGAATAAAAATTGATGGATGCCTGGTGGACCCATTTACAGAAATTAAGACAGATGTGAATACAGGTGTTCGTGATGATATAGCAATTGGAAATATCTTGACACGAGTGCGCAAGCACTCTAGTGATAAAGACTACCATACAATTGTCACTGTACATACAAAGCATCAGCAAGCTAAGTATAAGAGTGGAGTACCTTATGTAGATGTACCGACTATGAACGATATTGCTGGAGGTATGCAGTGGTCCAGGAAAGGTATGATGATCGTAAACGTATGGAGATGTCCATATGGTTTAGAAGATGAGAAAGGTATCCCTTATGAACCTAATCAGGTTAAGATTAGTGTAGTTAAGGCAAAGCCTAAAGCTGTTGGAAATGTAGGATCATTATATATGTACTATGATAAGATCACCAACAGATACTATGTTGACGATGGGGGTGATAAAGTTTACTCTCACGCTCGTCATAAGGAAGCAAATTCAGTAAAACAAAAAAACCTTGAATTCTAATGAGAGATCAATTTATTAGGATAGCCCTTGCTCGTTTACGTAAAAACTATCCATTCTACCCTCAACGTCTAGCAGTTGCAGCACGTATGTATCGTTCCTGGTTAGATAGAAAACCAATACTTAACGATGATGATATTAACAACATTATATGAATAAAACAAAATCGCTGAAAAGAACAGTGGATGAATGGCGAAAGAATTGGCTTTACGCCCTTTGTATGTACCTTGAAAATAATTATGAAAAAATCAAAGAAACAAAAGTCTTATCTCACGAAAGAGTACGAGTCAATGACGAAGAATATAAAGTGGACATCAACGACTACACTGGGAGCGATATCAATTACATATTTTTTAACGTCTCTAACGGAAGATTAGTAATTCAGAAGGGTAAACGACTAACAATTGAAAAATTTGATGTTGAGATTGTTTAACGTATATTTATGACGTGGAAAAAGATTTTGGTATATCTGTACTGCGCGAAGCTTTAAAATCTCGCGGATATACAATTCAAGAACACCCAGAAGATTTTTCTCTAGACATCGCAGCTGAACGTAATGGTTTTGTAGAGTTTTTCTTGGTCGATGAAAATAAAGACTTAGTATGGAACAGTCGAGAAGATTACCAGGAAGAAACTGTATCATTTAAATCTTTAGACGAAGAAACTCGTAGCGATAGTTTTTGGTATGCAATTGTATGCACGTCAACAAAGTCTTTTATTATATCACATAGTTCAGAAATATATAAAGAAAAATATATTAATGAAGATGTGTATACACTACCAAACGATAAATGTTTTATTATAAATTATAAAGAATTTGCAAATGGCAGCTCCTAAATATTATATTGGTCGTTATAAAAAGATTCACGCTATGGATGTAGTCCTGGACTTTCAGGAAGACTCTTATAACATTGGCGTAGCTATAGCATATCTACTTCGGGCTGGGCGTAAGATGAACAATCCCAAAGAAGATGATATACAAAAAGCAATAGTACATTTACAACAAGAGCTTCTTCATATAAGTAAAAAAAGAAATAGTGATCAGTAAAGAAAAGGATTTGTTTGAATTTTTAAAAGTTAGGTACATTCCTGACCTTACAGATTCTGACGATAAATTTTCAAAATACGATTGCTATTCAGAAGAGTTAAAGTTAGACATAGAACTAAAATGTCGAAAGACCCACTATGATGATTTACTTATAGAGAAGGCTAAATATGATTACCTGGTTTCTCGTGCAGCGAGATTCAATACAAGAGCTTTTTATATAAATTCCACGCCTGATGGTGTATACGCCTTTAACTTATCTAGCCTTCCAGAGCCTGAGTGGGAAGATAGGATGATGCCTAAGACATCACATTTCTCTAATAGAAATAAAATAATTAAAGAAGTTGGATATATCAACATATCAAAAGCAAGAAAAATATATGAAGGAATATGAAAAAGAAATTACTCTTACGCTTGGAAAACCTCCTAGCCTCAATAAATTCTATGCCGGTAGACATTGGACTGTTAGAAAGCGATTGGCAGACGACTATAAAAGGATGGTTAAAGATGCTCTTGATACTTTTGATCCGCTTACCATTTCTCGTTTTCAGTTACGTGTTAGCTATAACAGCAGGTTCGATTGTGATAATAGCATTCTTTGTTGCAAGTTTGTTGCTGACTCCCTCGTTGAGAAAGGCTACGTGGCTGATGATTCGCCAAAATATTATCGTAAGCTGGTCATACTTTATGACCCTGATCTCCCGAAAGAAACATATAAAATAATAATTAGATATTATGAATAGCGAAATATTGTATTTTACTAATAGAGGTGTTAAAAGAAGGATAGATGAGCTTCAGCAAGAAATGGCTTCAATCTTTGCTAACACAGGGAAGGACTCTACTAACGATGAGATGCGACAAGCTTATCGTAAAGAGCAAGAGCTTATGGACAAAATAAAAGATTTTGATCCTAATTATGAAAAATTAATACGCCCTTATGGGAGGAAGAATTATTGATGATATTATTGCTAATCAAAAAATTGATATTTATCTGGCTGTAAAAGATATAGTAAAAAAGAAAAAAACTGTTACTATGTTTGGAATAAGCCGTATAACAAAATTATCTCCTAGTTATATATGGACAAAATTTGGACTAACTGGAGATCTTATGCGCATAATTAATAATGCTGAAGAAGAAAATAAAATACGACAAAGATCTAATAGAAGAGGAATGTCTACAGTCAAAGAAAAACGGAAGGATAAGCGAGCGACTAGGTAGGTTTATTCTTGATCGTTGTGATGATGTTGCTGGAGCTTACTTCGATACTAGAGGCGACAAAGAGCTATACCAATCATTGGTAGATGAAGCCGTACTACGCATATGTGAAAAATTTCTGCATTATTATAAAGAAGGAAAGTGCGGAGCAAATCTCATTATAACTATGGCTAAATCCACAATGCTAAATAAAATAAAATCTTTAGGTTGGTCAGATATATATGGAGAGAAACAGAAATCTTATATAGAAATATTTGAAGATGGAGCCTGGGTTCGCAAATTAGAAAAGTTAAAAAAAGACGATAACATAAGTCAATCACTATAATGGAAACAATTTTATTAATTATGTCAGCTGGCTTTTTAGGAGCTGGTTTATTTATATTTGAACCCTATATGGAATTAATAGGTAAGTATGCTAATTTCAAGCCATTTAACTGTGTGTTTTGTTTCACCTTTTGGGTTTGCACAATTACTTTTTACTTCATTGATTTTCCTGTATATTACAGCATTATCTCTGCTGTCCTTGCTGAACTAACTTATCGTAAGTTAGTCAACTATGGAGAGTGATAATAAAGACATCGATTTTTGTTTCCTTTATTGGGACGATGTTTGCCACAATTGTATTAATAATAAAAAAAAGAAAGAAAATGCCTATTCCAAACCCTAAAGGAAATGAAACAAGAAAAGAATATGTTGATCGGTGTATGGTTGTTGACAATATGTTAAAAGAATATCCAGACGATAAGAAAAGATATGCTGTATGTACAGTTGAATGGACTAAGTCAATTAAAGGATAAACAAAAAGGAGGCCCCCCAGCCTCCTTTTCTAACAAACCTAAAATGCATAAACTATATCTAATTCAGATAACAGATTTTATAATACGTTTCAAATATAACAATAATAATATAATAAGCAAAGACCATAATAAAATAACTTCTTTACCTTTTTTCTTAGAGTAAACTATTTTATCCACCTTTATCTCTTTAGTGAAGAAAATTGTATCTTGCGGACAAACTGCATCTACAATTATAGTGTCATTTATTCTAACAATTCTTAAAGAAACATTATCCTTAATGGTATTTATGGTGTCGTACTTATTGCTTACGATTGTATCCCTTAGTATTCTTTCTTTTGTTGTTAATACTGTATCTACTCTTACAATTTGCTTTTGAAGGATCGTTGGGTCCTTTGCAATCGCACGTTTTAGGTGAAAATTCGCACCACAAGATGTCAGTATTA